CTTACTGGAACTGGTATATATAAAATAGTAAATAGGTTAACAGGGAAGATTTATATAGGAAGTGCTGTTAACTTAAGTGAAAGATGGAGATTGCATAAACATCATCTAGATAATAAAACCCATAGAAACAGGTATCTGCAAAACGCATGGGATAAATATGGTGAATTTATGTTCTCATTTGAGCCTTTGATTAATTGTGAGAAAGAAGATTTGTTAGATTTTGAACAAGATGCTTTAGATGCTTATCAATCATATGACAGAGAAATTGGCTACAATATAAATCATTTAGCAACAAATTCTCTAGGTGTCAAACGATCTGATGAAACTAAAAAGAAAATTAGTGAGTCAGGAAAAGGCAGAATACCTTGGAATAAAGGATTGACTAAAGATGATCCTAGAGTAAAAAAATATGCTGATAAAAATAAGAATAGAATTGTTACAGAAGAGCAACGAGAAAAAATAAGGAAAACTCTCACTGGTTATAAACATACTGAGGAAGCAAAAAAGAATATGTCAGGAAGGGAGTTGTCAGACGAACATAAGAAAGCAATTTCTAATTATATGACAGGAAAAAAGCATACGTTAGGAAGAAAACATACTGACGAATGGAAACAAGAAGCCAAGATAAGAATGTCAAAGAGAAAAAGAGATTCTAAGGGCAGAATGATGAAAGGGGTTATACAATGAAGTCAGGAATCTTAATTTCGGGGTGTGCAAGGTCAGGAACCTCAATGACTGCAGGAGTTATAGATATTTGTGGGGCAAAGGGTGGTCAGACAAGTCCTGCAACTATATACAACAAGAAAGGAATGTTTGAGAATGCTGATATCAGAAATAATCTGGTTAAGCCTCTTCTTCAAACTCTAGGAGTTGATCCTATGGCGCAGCATCCTTTACCAGATGTAAATCTATTCAAAGATTTAGATGGTGAAGAATGGAAAAGAAAAGTGGAAGACACTCTTAGATATCAAGGTGTAGGTGAGAATGATGATTGGTACTATAAAGGTGCAAAGATGTGTTTAATGTGGCCTTTATGGAATGCAGCATTTCCTGATGCTAAATGGATCATAGTCAGGAGAAGAAGTAAAGAGATAGTAAATTCCTGTATGAGAACAGGTTTCATGAGAGCTTTTGATACAGAACAAGGTTGGCAAGGATGGATTCACCAACACATAAATAGATTTAATGAGATGTTACAGGCTGATTTAGACCTCAGAGAAGTATGGCCTCAAGAAATGATTGATGGACAATTTAGTGAGGTAAAATCAGTAGTTGAATGGCTAGACTTGGAATGGAAAGAAAATGAAGTTAAAGAATTTGTAGCACCCTCATTATGGAATGAAGGAAAAACAATCGTCAATGACAAACTTGTAGCACAAGCATTTGACGAAGGAAGGTTAGGATAATATGGCAAGAGTGACAAGTGGAATATACCAAATATCATGTAAAATTAATGGTAAACGGTATATAGGGAGTTCCAAAAATGTCTTTACGAGAAAGACTGTACATTTTAGAGAACTTAAAAATTCCATACATTCTAATAGACTTCTTCAAAATGCTTTTAATAAGCATGGGGAAGAGAACTTTGAATTCAAAGTTTTAGCGTTTTGTGAACCAGACTTTCTAATAGAGCAAGAGCAAAGATTTCTAGATTTTTGTAAAACTTATGAAAGAGGTATTGGTTATAATCTACACAAGAAAGCTGATTCTCCAATAGGTGTTAAACGATCTCAGGAATTTAAAGATAAGTTATCTAAAACAAATACTGGAAGAAAACATACTGAGGAATCTAAAAGAAAGATGTCTGAAATACATAAGAAGTTAGTTATCTCAGATGAAACGAGAAGAAAAATTACAGAATCTAAGAGAGGAACAAAACTATCTAAAGCACACAAAGAGAAAATAAGTAAAGCTTTGAGAGGAAGAGATACGAGAAAAGAAGGTTCTTCTTCCGATAGGACTTGTTCAGAAGAAACACGTAAAAAATTGTCAGAGGCTACCAGAAAAAGTTGGTTAAAGGCTTCTAGAAGGGAGAAGAGCTAATGGCTCGTGTCACAGATAGTGAGGTGGCAGCAATACTTGATACTGATGTTAGCAGTTTTACTCCATTTATAACTGCAGCTAATACATTAGTAACTACAGTATTATCTACACCTGCAAAAATAACAAACACTACATTGTTAAAAGAGATAGAGAGATGGTTAGCAGCACATTTTTTCAAATGTAGTTTAGAGCCACAAGAGAAAGTACAAGAAGTAGGAGAAACAAAATCTACATTCTTTGGTGCTTCAAATGAGACACTATTAAATTCTACTCTCTATGGACAAACAGCATTGGCTTTAGATACATCAGGATCGTTAGCAAATTTAGGAAAGAGAATAGGGAGATTTAAACCAATTCTAGCAATTAGCAGAGCAGAGGATGCATAATGACATCATTTTTAAACAGAGGACACAATCAAACATTAGTCTATTGGGCTTTCTCAGCTAGAGATGGTTTTGGTGGAGCTACCTTTTCAGCACCAGTTGAGATAAGTGGTAGATGGGAAATTAGACAGAAGATGTTTACTACTGCAGCAGGTCAGAAATTAGAAAGTAGCAACATAGCATACGTAGGACAGGATGTAGAACCTAATGATTGGTTATTCTTAGGGTCATTAACTGACATAGCTTCTGCTATAGATGAAACTAATCCTAAAAATGTGACAGGTGCTTTAGAAGTGAAAGCAAGAACTAAAATACCAACATTAAGAGCAGATAAGTTTCAAAGGATAGTCTTTATGACAGAAGCAACATCTACGAGGTAAACATGGGAATAAAAGTAATAGGTGGCAAGTTAGTAATAAAAAACCTTAAAAGAGAAATCAAGAAAATAGAAGGTGGATTATCTAGAGTAGGTATGCTTAAAGTAGGTAGATTAGTCATGGATAGATCAAAAGCATTGACTCCAGTGGATAAGGGAAATTTAAAAGAAAGTGCCTTTGTAGTATTTGGTGGAGACAAAATAGCTCCTCAAGCTATTGCTACAAGTAATTTTGATACTACTGAACCAGAGGGTAAAAGAGTGGCAGCAGAACATGGTGGAGTAGTTTCAGACTTTACAGCTAGTAGAAGACCTAATCCATTTGCAGTAATAGGGCATACAGCTTTCTACGCTTTAAAAGAACATGAAGCCGTTGAAGAAGTTCATGATATAGGATTTCCAAAGTTTTTAGAAACTGCTGTAAAGATGTCACAAAGAGATATACTTAAAATATTAAAAGAGAGTGTGAAACGATGAATTCTCCAAGCGAGGACATAAAAGATTTATTAGAAGCATCATCTGCAGCCACAGGACTTACATTTGGAACTGATCTATTTGTGGGACAAGAACCTGATGGTGGTGGGGTTGCTGATAAAGTAGTAACTGTTTATGACACAGGTGGTGGACAACCTGATCCAAACAGAAGCTTAAAGGAACCAACAATCCAAATGAAAATAAGAGGAGATAAGTTTGGTTACGAAGCAGGTTATACATTAGCAGAAACTGTATTTGATGTTTTGCATGGAGTAAAAAACACAACAGTTAATTCTACTAGGTATGTACATATCATAGCCACATCGGATTTATTGTATTTAGGATTTGATAAAAACAATCGCCCTATGTGGACATGTAACTTTAGAATTATTAGAACAGCTTAACATTTAGGAGGAAATAAAATGGCAAGTAGTGCAATTAGTGGTGTAGGAACAGTGTTCAAAAGAAATGCTGTAGCTTTGGCAGAAGTTAATTCTATATCGGGGCCGAATAGAACGAGAGACACAATTGATGTGACTACTCTTGACTCAACAGGTGGTTATAGAGAGTTTATTGGTGGTTTCAGGGATGGTGGAGAAGTAGTTTTAGATATGAACTACACAAGAAATGGATTTGATTTACTTAACACTGACTTTGAAAATAACACAACTGCTCAATCTTACGTATTAGTTATGCCTGATACAGGAAACACAGAGTTTGCTTTTTCTGGTTGGGTAACAGCTATCAGTAAGAGTATACCATTAGATGATAAAATCACAATGAGTGTGACTATCAAAATAGACGGACAAATTACAGAGACATCATAATAAGATTTTTAACCTTAACCAGAGGAGTTTTCAAATGAGTAATTTTTTAACAAAAGAACAAATAATGCAAGCACAAGATTTAAAGACTGAGACAGTTCACGTAGAAGAATGGGGTGGAGATGTTCAGGTAAGAACTATTACAGCTAAAGAGAGAGATGAATTTGAAAAGCAGTTAATAAGTGGTAATGAAGGTGATATGGAAAACATCAGAGCTAAATTCGTTGCTGCAACAGTAGTAGATGAAAAAGGAAAACTAATGTTTGGTAAACTTGATCTAGTTGACTTAGGAAAGAAATCAGCTTCTGCAATGGATAAATTATTCGAAGTAGGACAAAGACTTGCAGGACTTAAAAAAGAAGAAGTTGAAGAACTGGTAAAAAACTAAAGAAGCCAAGCAACCTTATTAAATTCAGACTTTGTTTGGCTTTAGGTTTCCCACATCCAGATTATTTAATGGAGTGTCTGACTTCGAAACAACTTAGTGATTGGGAAATTTTTTACGCAGTAGAACCATTTGGCGAGGAAGCCGAGTGGAGTAGGATAGGTAGATACTGTAGTCTACTTATTAACTTGAAATTGAAAGAAGGAACGAAACAATTCACACCTTACGATTTTATGCCTAGTTTATATGAGGGTAAGAGAAGTAGAAAAGAACAAACAACAGCAGATCATGTTGATTTAATGAGATTAATGATAAAAGAGAAAGAATAATATATGGCTAATATAGGAACATTAACAGTTACAATTGATGGTGAAACTTTCAAGCTTCAAAGGGAGCTTAAGAAAGCTGAGAAGCAAGTAACAGGATTCACAAAAAAAGGAACTACTGGTTACAAGTCAATGAAGCAGTCTATCCTTTCAGCTAGGTCTGCGGTAATCGCATTCGGTGCTGTTAACACTCTTATAATTGGTAAAATTTTCGGAGATGCTGTAAAGCAAGCAGGTGATTTCCAAGAATCATTAGGTAAAATCAATTCTCTTTTGGAAGATTCTAATTTAGTATTTGGAGATTTCAGAGGCAGTATTATAGACTTATCTAAAGAATTTGGGAGATCAAAAACTGATTTGGCACAAGGTCTAAAGGATATTATTGATGCTACAATTCCAACGTCAGAAGCTTTGGATGTTCTGAGAGAATCTACTAAATTATCCGTTGGTGGTTTCACAGACGTAAGTACTGCGACATCAGCAGTAATTTCAACTTTTCAACTTTATAGAAATGAATTAAGAGATGTTGCTGATGCGAGTGATTTCTTATTTGCCACACAGAAACGTGGTAGGTTGACTTTAGAAGACCTTGCTAAAAATATAGGTACTGTAATAGGTGTTGCTAAATCTGCAGGGGTATCATTAGAAGATTTAGGTGTAGGTTTTGCAAGTATAAGTAGGGTAGCAGGAAGTGCTTCGAAAACTGCAACACAATTTCGTGCATTGATAAATGTTTTCACAAAGCAGCAACCTATAGAATCACAAAGATTGGCATTTGAAAAATTTGGTGTTACTTTAAATTCTACATCTATAGCCAATGGTAAATTTATAGATTCAATTCTTAAGTTCAAAGATGCTAGTGCAGAAGAATTGAGTGTTATATTTAGAAGAAACAGAGCTTTAAGAGCAGCCACAGCAATTATAAATCAAGCTGAGAAAAAACAGGCAGATTTAAATGGTATTGTTGAGAGAGCAGGAATTACTAATAGAACAACAGCAGATGCTCAAGAATTGTATAACCAACAATTGAGATTATTCGTAGAGAATATAAATGATCTAAAAGTATCTTTAGGTGGGAAAATATTACCTGCATTAACTCAATTTACTAACTTGCTGATAACTTTAAAAGAAAAAGGTTTGTTAAGTGTTTTCTTTGCAAATCCTATAAGTACAACTGTAGGAAATATTCTTCAAAGTGGTATTGAAGCAAAATTAGCAGAAGCAGAAGAGACAAAAAAGAAAGCTGATGCATTTCTTAATTCATTCGGGAACCTGACTGATTTAAGAGGTGGATTAAGCAAGACAGATGTAAATACTACTGTTGATCCTGATGCAGAAGCAGCAAAGAGAAGAAAATCTGATTTACAAACATTTAAAACACAAATAAAAGATTTTCAAATAGCAAAAGACAAGGTGTCACTTTCAAATGCAGATTTTGCAATTGCTCAATTAAAAAGAGAGTCTGACGAATTTAAAATATTAGTTGATAAAGGATTAGTTACTCAAAAAGAATTTGAAACTTTTAGAACAAACTCTATACAAAGAATTAAGTTAAAAAACAGTGCAGCTTTCCAAGCTATGTTCAGAGCGACACAAGATTGGGCAGATGGAACAGCAGATATGATAGTTGATTGGGCGCATGGAGCAGAAATTAGTTTTGCAAATGTTTTAGAGTCATTTTCTAGGATGATTATGAAAATGGCGATACAAATCAGAGTTATACAGCCTTTAATGCAAAGCTTGTTTGGAGCTTCTGTAGTGGGCGGAACTGGTAGTGGTTTATTAGGATCAGTATTTACAAGTAGTGGTGCAGGTGGTTTCATAGGCAGCTTATTTGGAGGTGGTTCTAATACTGCAACACCATTATCGTCTGTTACATCACCTCAAGGTGCAGGTATTAATCCTGTAGTATCATCATTAGGATTGTTTGCGGATGGTGGAGTAGCAACTAAACCTACAGCAGGTATTTTTGGTGAGGCAGGTAAAGAAGCATTAATACCACTTGACAGATTTAAAGATTTTCAAGGTGGTGGTTCTAACGTAGAGATAAATATTATAGGAGCACCAGAGGGCACTAGAACAGAAGAGACTGAAACAGACAATGGAAAGAGTGTGAATGTAATCTTAGACGAACAAATAGCTAAGACTATTAGACCGGGAACTAAGACCTTTCAGAAACTAGGAAATACATTTGCAAACATGAATCCAAAATTAACAGGGAGATAAGATATGGCAGCATGGCCAGCTTCATTACCACAACAAGGTTTTATGAACATCACAGACATTAGACAGAATGCATTAGCAAGATCGTCAATGGATCAGGGTGCTCCTAAAGTCAGAAAAAAATTCACAGCAGCAGTTAGGAATTTAGATATTGCTATGTTGTTAAATGGTACACAGAGAGCTACTTTTGATACGTTTTACATTACTACTACGTCAGAAGGGTCAGCTACTTTTACTTGGACAGACCCAGTAGATGATTCAGCTATAACATGTAGATTCAGACAACCTCCTTCATGGCAATTACTGTCTAATAGTGATACTACTTCTACAGCAACAAGAATGTGGAGAGCTACTTTACAATTGGAGATATTACCGTAATGGCTATTTCAAATACAACAAAACAACAGGCATTTCTACAGGAAACATCAGATGTATTTTTAGTCTTGCTGACTATATCACATGCTGATATAAGTCCTGATGTAACAGTGGTGAATAATAATGAGGACATAGTTTCTAACAGTGTCACCTTTACAGCTTTTCCCTTTGATATTACATTACCAGATAATAGGGAGAACTCTCCAACAAGAGCTACTTTAACTATTGATAATGTATCAAGAGAAATAGCTACACACATTAGGAATATTACTTCTGCTCCCACAGTTACAATACAAGTAATAAGGGCAGCAGACCCCGACACTATAGAAATAGATTTCGTGCCTTTGACTTTAAGGAATGTATCTTGGAACTTTACTACAGTAAGTGGAGAATTGGTTGCAGAGAATATGGAAATGGAACCTTATCCTGCAGGACAATTTTCTCCTGCATATTTTCCTGCTATCTTTTAAAATTAAATGACTATAGAAGAATTCGCAAAAAAAGCTATCTCAGTTCCTTTTAAACCTCATGGAAGATCATGGGATAATTGGGATTGTTGGGGATTAGTTTACATGGCATATAAAGAAGTTTTAGGAATAGAACTTCCTAGATATGACAATGATTATAAGAGTATTAAGGACAAAGTTCTCTTGCAAAAATTATTTCTGCAAGGAATTGAAGATAATTGGAAAGCAGTTGATAAGCCACAAGCTTGTGATGGTATTATGTACTTTGCTTCTGGAAGAACTTGTCATGTAGGGATAGCGGTAGATAATAAAATGATGCTGCATACAGAACATGGTACAGGCACAACATACGAAAGAATAAACAACTTTAGAAGGATCGAGGGAATATATAGATATGTCGGAAAATAATTTAATGATTCATCCTGATGTCAAGGATAAAGCTAGGGTTATAGCCGTACCACATCCATTTAAAGCTGCTAACACTGATAAATATATAACAGTAGAAGGAAAATCTGTTCAAGACGTTCTAGAGTGTGTTCAACCAGATGAAGTTTTGAGAAGACATGCTCACATATGTCTGAACGATGTATACTTAGAAGAAAATGAATGGGAGACAACCCTTCTTCAAAATCAAGATGTGTTAGTGATTCGAATAGTTCCCACAGGTGGTGGGGGTGGCGATGGTGGAGGAAAAAACCCTCTTAAAGTAGTTGCACAAATAGCTGTATTCGCTGTAGCTGCAGCACTTTCTGCTCCTACAGGAGGATTATCATTAGCTCCATTATTGGGTGGGGCTGCAGGAGCACAATTTACCGCACTTGGAAGTGCATTGGTATTTGGAGTAGTTTCAGGTGTGGGAATGTTAGCTGTAAATGCATTATCTCCACCTGCTAGTGCAGTATCGCCAAATTTAGGCTCATTATCCAGTACAGATAATTTCAGAGAGAGTCCTACACTGTTTATTGAAGGAGCTAGAAATGGTCTAAGACCTTTCGCCCCAGTACCAGTAGTTTTGGGAGTGCATAAGAATGTTCCCCCATTAGGTGCTAAAGTGTTTACAGAATTAGTAGGAAACGATCAACATATGAGAATGTTGGTTGTTTGGGGATATGGCAGATTAAAAATAGATGATATAAAAATAGGGGCAGAGCCTATAGCTAATTTTGATGATATACAAATAGAGACAAATGAGGGAGTAGCAGGAGATTCTGCTTTATCTTTATTTCCAGACAGAGTTACTCAAACTGATTTCTCTGTTCTATTGTTAGCAGCAGATAGTTGGACTACCAGAACAACTGAACCAAACACAGACGAGATTAGTGTTGATATTGTTTTCCCTTCTGGATTAGTTAATATATCACCAGAGGGTTACAGGGAACCAGAAAGTGTCGTAATAGAAATTGAATTTAGAATATTAAATGGGGCATTTGCTGCCCCAACTTTTACTGCCAAAGGTGTCCCCGATTCAGCAGTAGTAGGGTCAGCAATAACTGTTCTTGATAATACTACTTCTGCAAAGAGAGTGGGTTTCAGATGGGCAACAGGAACGAGAGGTACTTATGAGGTTAGAGTGAGAAGAACAAATACAAATGCTGATACAGATAGTATTTTTGATTTGGCTCATTGGACTACCATGCGATCTATAACAAATGAAGACCCATTGAACTTCCCACATCCATTAGCAGCTACTGCTTTAACAGTAAAAGCTACTGATCAATTAAGTGGAGTCATTGATAACCTAAATGCTACAGTATCTTCTTATGTATCAGATTTTGGAGGCTCTGCTTGGTCTACAGCAGTAAGTAGTAATCCTGCTTCACTGTTCAGACATGTGTTACAGGGAGTTGCCAATGATGGTGCTGTTGCTGATGCACGATTAGATTTGGACAGTATAGAAGCTTTTCATACTCATTGTGCAACTAACAATTTTGAATTCAACATGATTAGAGATTTCCAAGCAAGTGTTGCGGAAACTCTTACAGCTATTGTGGCAGCAGGTAGAGGTAGTGTTACTCAAGTAGATGGTAAGTGGGGAATTGCTATAGATAAAGCCCAAACAGTGCCTACTCAGCATTTTACACCTAGAAATTCTTGGAGTTTTGAGGCAGAAAAATCTTTTGTAGATATACCTCATGCTTTTAGAATGCGTTTTTCTAATAGAGATAAGGAGTGGGAATCTGATGAACGTGTAGTATTTGACGATGGATTCACTTCTGCTAACGCTACTGTATTCGAACAACTAGATGCGATAGGTATTACTGACTCAGATCATGTATGGAAACAAGGCAGACATAACTTAGCAGTTTTAAGATTAAGACCTGAGAGATGGAGCTTAAGTACAGACTTTGAATATATCACAGCTAAAAAAGGTGATATGGTTCTGGTTACACATGATGTTCTTGTTGTGGGGATAGCCTCTGGAAGAATTAAAACTGTTAATTTAAACAGTGCAGGAGATGTTGAAGGAATAACTTCTGATGAAATTCTTACTATGGAGGCAGGTAAATCTTATGGAGCATCCATCAGAACTTTAGCAGATCAAGAAATAGTTAAAACAGTTGTATTAGATGTAGGAGATCAAACCACAATTACATTTGATTCTGCTATAGCTATAGCTAGTGCTCCAGTAGTAGGGGATTTATTTAGTTTTGGTATTTCGGGTTCAGAAACAATAGAGGGGTTATTATTATCAGTAGAACCTCAATCAAATCTGACAGCAAGATTGAATATAGTTCCTAACTCTTCTAGTGTATACGATGCAGCTACAGGAACAATTCCATCTTTTGATTCTAAGATAGTAACGGATAATCCTTTACCAGACATAAATATTACTGGTACTAGGACAGATGAAAGTGTCATGGTTATAGGAATGGGAGAGACACTGCTTCCTAGATTGGTTGTGGATTTTACTCCTATACTAAATGTGCCTGATGTATCGGTAAACGCACAAATAAGGGTAACAAGTTCAGCAGGATTATTTCAACCTGCTACTATTATATCACAAACTAGCAATGAAATTGTACTAGGTGATGTAGCCGAGGGGGAAACTTATGATGTCAGAGTCCAAGCGGTAAGTCTAAATTTTATTGTTAATGGAAATTTTTCTAATGCTAATGGAGTTTTAATAGTAGGACAAACATCTGCTCCTGATGCATTATCTAATTTAACTATATCAGCTTTTGGTGGTTCAGCATTGTTGAGATGGAGTACTCCACCTGCATTAGATGTTAAATTTGGTGGAACAGTTAGGTTCAGGCATTCAAATGAAGCAGATGCTTCTAATGCTTCTTGGGCGCAGTCTGTTTCTATTGGAACGTCTGCAATGGCCTCTGCTTTAATTGCACAATTGCCTTTAAAGGCAGGGACTTACTTAGCTAAAGTTTTTGATGTTGGTGGCAGACCTAGTACAGTAACAAAGATAGATACTAAACAAGCTACTATTCAATCATTCTCTAGTGCTGCTTCCGATGTGATAGAAGAAACAGCTTTCTCTGGAATACACACTAATACTACAGCACCAGATGGAGTACTTAAATTAACTGCTTCTGATTTATTCGATACTTGGGCTGACATAGATTTAATAACAGATTGGGATAGTGAAGGTGGAATGGATACAAGTGGTACGTATGATTTTGCAGCAGGTTATGATTTAACAACCGTAAAGGCTGTCAGGCTTACTACTAATATCTCAGTAACTATAACTGGATTACTTGATCGTATAGATTCATGGGCAGGTAACGTAGATGATAGAGAAGATTGGGATGGAGATGGTGGAGCACCTGCTACAGCACAAGTACAGGTAAGACATACTGATGATGATCCTGCAACTTCTGCAGCATCGTGGTCTGCTTGGAATGATTTAGATAGTGCGGAATTTAATGCTAGAGGATTTGATTTTAGATGTCAACTTACTACTACAGATTCTGATTTTAATATTTTAGTTGATACTTTACAAGTTACTGCGGAGGAATTGTAATGGTTAAAATAGCCGTATTTGAAAAAGTAGGGAATAATAAAAAATTGATTGGTTTTAAAACAAAAGCCAAACCTACACAAGATGATGTTGTTGTTCCAGACGATTGTGATCTAGCTGTTGATGGTAGATATAAATACAATGAGGAACAAAAACGATTTGAACCGTTTGGACACAATTTTAAAAAACCAAAAAAACCAAAATATCCAAAGGAAAGAGTTTTTTATCTATTTATGAAAGCTGTCATTGATAGCAAATCAGTAGAAATAATGCCTTATGAATGTACAGAATGGGTAAAATGGTATGAAGATAATTTAAAGAAAAGAGAAGAGGAAGAACAAATGTTATGGAGGACTAATTAATGTCACAAGACGATATGAATGTAGCTAATGCTGATGGGGCTACAGTAAGGGCAGATATCAATTCACAACTAGGAGCATTGGTTACACATAGTTCAGGAGCTACAGCACCCTCTACTACCTTTGCATTCCAAACTTGGGCTGATACTGCAAATGATTTATATAAACAAAGAAATGCAGCTAACTCAGCATGGATTACTTTGTTCAAACTGTCTACTGGAGAATTGATTGTAGGTGCAGATGTTGCAAGTGCTTCCACATTACCAGTAGTAGCTGATGGAAGATTTGCAGATGTAACAGGAACAACTGGAGTAACGGCTCTTAGTGCTTTAGGTGTAGGGGCTACAAAATATTTACAACATGATGGAGCAGTAACTTATACTCATCATGCAACTAATTTGGTTTTACCTGCAGGAAGGGATATTACTACAGTAGCAGGACAAGTATTAGGTTTTTATGAATACGCAGCAGGAGATTGGAGATTGATATTTAACTCTCTACCCTCAATAGGAAAACATACTATATTCATTCCAGCTGCTGCTATGAGACCAACTACTTCTAATGGGGCAGCAGCAATAGCAGACACAGAGACAACAGCAGGGAGACCTGATATAAGTGGATTTGCTTTTGATGCTAGTGCAGATGAACATGTTCAATTTCAGGCAGCTTTACCTAAGAGATGGAACTTGGGAACAGTAACAGCCCAGTTCTTTTGGGAATCCACAGCAACAGATACTGATGGAGTAACTTGGGCAATTCAAGGAGTAGCCGTATCAGACAATTCATCTATTGATGTAGCTTATGGAACAGCCATTACTGTTGATGATGCTAACCAAAGTGCTGCGGAGGAATTATTGGTTTCAGCAGAGAGTGGAGCAATAACAATATCAGGTACTCCTGCTGATGATGATATGAGCTTCTTTAGAGTATTCAGAGATGTATCAGATGCAAACGATACAGCTACAGAAGATGCTACATTAATAGGTGTAAAATTATTTATAACAACAGATGCGCAGGAGGATACATAATGCCAACATATGCAAATATTAATAGGGTTACTGGAGATGTTATTAAAACTAAGAACTTTGATTTTTCAGAAGGAGACACAAGAGTTTTTGATAAACCTACTGTATGGTTGGAAGTAACAAAAGAAAGTAAACCAGTTTTTGATGAAGAGGTAGAGAAGCTTGTAAGGGTAGTCATTCAACCTGATATATCTGATTTAAATGTAGATGTTCCTCCACTTACTAAAAGAGTAATGAGTTGGAACAAAGTAGCTCTGACTGCGCAAGAATTACAAGATAGAGTTAATGCTAAAGTACAAGGATTAGATAATGGTTTATTTGACATAGTAGAAAAGTTAATGGTAGCTATTGCATCTAACCCTGCTCCTTTAAAGAAGGCTGATTTCCCTCAATCAGTTTGGGACAAAATTAATGCTAGATTATTGTTAAAGGGAGAACAACCAGTATGATTGAAGAGAATGGAATATATAGAAGGAGAGGGGGTCTAATTAATCCTTGTCATCATTTTGATAAAAGACCTCGTATAATGGCTGGTGGAAATTATATGTTGGGTTTTGGAGGGGGAGCAGGGACTGGAATAACTTTTACTGACCCTCACTTAAATGCCGTTGACCTTGATGGTAGTACTGAGTACCTAGCAAAAACCTCAGAGCAAACACTTGGATTTGGCGACACATTTACAATAGGCTTTTGGTTTAATGTGGATAATGCTTCAGGTACCAATTCCTTAATGGTGCTTGATCCTGATGCAAGTAATAATAGTAGAATTACTGTTCAGTTAATAGATATACAAACCACGCAAGGATTCAGGGTAGAGCTTTTTGATAGTAGTGGTACACTTACTAAATCATGGAAAAAAGATGGAGAGTATTCGGCAAGTACAAATACTCATGTATTTGTTACATGGACAGGTAACACCACCTTAAATGCCTATTTTGATGGAGGTGCTGCTGTTGCAAGCTGGATAAAGAATACCGATATAACAGGAACATTGGCTGATGATGCAAGGAGAATATATATCGGTGCTGGTGTTGGCGGAGGTTCTTTGTTCTCTGGAAACCTTTGTGCTGTGTCTATATGGAATGTGTCATTAGACAGTAACAATAGAACAGCAGTATATAACGGTGCTGGAGGTAGTGGTACTGGATTTAAAGATAACCTAACATCAAATTTTGGCAACTACGACCAATCAGCAAATTTAGTACAACAATGGAAACTTGGAAACAGTTCGGTTGATGCAAATATAGGACATAGTTTTGTAACAAGCGGAGGAGTTAATGTAAGTGATAATGCAGTTGGAGTTACTTCTGCTGATGTAGTCAGTTTTTAATTTTACTTACTCCTTTCTTAATTCTTACTTCAAAAGTTTTATCAGCACACTCTGCCAACTCGTCAAGATGGGTTACGATTATGAATTGAAGATTTAATTTCTTTTGTAGTTCCTGTAGAAGATCACAGGCTCTTGGGAGTAGGTCTTTGGATAAGAACTTGAATGGCTCGTCTAATATAATTGTGTTCCTACTTCTTGGAGTTTGAAGAGTCCACAAAGCAATTCTTAAAGCGAAGGAGGCGGTATCAATAACACCACCTCCACTTGCAGATAATGGATGAATTTTAACTCCATCCTTTTCAAAAATTAATTCACATTCAGTTTTGTTACGTTTAACAACGAACTCAATTCTGAATTCATAGGGATCGTCAAAGATAGTTTCTAAAGCCATAGTGACTATATCAGAAATGTGTATTTCTAACTGGCTTTGAGTATCTTTGGCTACCTTTTGGATAATAGCTTGAGCTTCTTCTGAACGTCTAACAGACTTCTTAAGTTCTTTTCTTCTAGAATCTAACTCTAAAAAGCTTCTATTAACTTCATCTCTCTTACCTTTTTCCTGATCTATTCGTGATCTGAGTTCTTTAATCATTATCTAAAAGTTTATTTAATTTTTCAAGCTTCTTCTCAATTTTATTTTCCAGTTTTTCTATAGCAATTGTTTCTTTTTTTGCAATAGCTTCCGCTTCTTCAAAGGTATCACATTTATGTTCTTCTTTTAAATAATTGAAATACGATTCTTCCTGTCCTTCGAGTTTAATAACTTTTGTATTTCTGAGTTCTATTCTATCTTTTAGAGTAGTTAAATCATCTGTTATTGACATTCTAAACTCTCCCAT